GGCTTCGGCGCACCTCTCGACCTAGCAGAGCTTAAACCACCCTTGCGACCTCCCTTGCGTTTAGCTTCAAGCACAGTTTGAGCAGAGGACGGATAGGACCAGACAACCAAGTCATCGCCTTGCCAAGCAAGCAGCGGTGAAGCGCCGTTCACCTCAGCCAGCGTCACGCCGCAGAGCTGCTGCCATTGCCGGTCCTTCCAAGCCTTAGCGCCAGCGAGCGTGCCGCCGTTTTCCTGATCGGCGCAATAAGCGAGCACGCAGAACCAGGTCGCCCGTGCCACAGGATCGCAGCCTAAGAATTCAGGTGCGCGTATGTTCGGAATGTAAATATTCAGCCAGTTCATTTGATTTCGGGTTGTCTGCTTGTCTCGTAGCCGTGCGAAGCTAACTCGCGGAACTTGGACAGCGGAATCAAGATCAGCGGTTCGATATTGGAGCGACTGTCGGTGCCGCGCGATTGACAACCGCCGATGCGGATTTGGTGAGCGTCAACAGTTCGAACATCGATCCAAGCGGTCCAGTCAGACCACTGTGAAACGTAGATCGGAGGAACACCCATGCCCTCGCCCGCTAAAAGCAGCGCGAGCCACTTCCGAAGACTCAGAAGAACGGTGTCGAACTTCTGCGAGTGCATTCGATGGATCTTCAGTTCGCCTACGCCCACGATGCGGTCGTTTCGATTAAAGACCCAGTCGATCGCAGCCAGGCGTGCCATCGGATGCGCCTGACAATTGAAGTGTGCTTCGACTAGCTTTGCGATTGACGCTTCGTTTGCGTCGTCCTCGGCGGTCTTAAAGATTAAGCTTCCGTCGATGTGCGTTTGTGGTTTGCGGTCATAGAAACTATTCATGCAATCGCCCTCCGCAGCCGATAGAACGAATGCACCTTTCCAGCCCGCCGCACGCTGGTCTGTTCGATGTCGTACCCGCGTTTCCGCAGATCAGCCACGCGCGAATGTACCGCGTAGCCGCCAGAGACCGCGACGAGTTGCGGCAGCGTGACCCACTCGTGACCGAGCGGAAACTCGATCGAGGCGCGCAGCAGAGCCTCAAGGATCCGGTCAGCTTGAGAGACGCCAGCGCTGGTCGCTTCGTAGAGTTGCTGGTTCATGGCTTGGCCTCCTTGGCTCGGGCGGCGTCAATGGCGGCTCGAATCGTAGTGTGTCTCCATGATACGCAGAACCGAAGATACCGTTCTTCCTTAGTTGCTTCCGAACACTTATCTTCTAGCCAACTTAACCTATCCCAATCCTCTCGGAGCGCAGCGACCTCGCGCTCAAGGTTGCGGATGCGTCGTGCCGCTGCGTCGGGATTGGCTTTAGCCCACTGCCAAGAAACGGTCTTCATGGCTTGGCCTCCTTGTTTCGCACCACCGCTCGCGCAGCCTCGATCTGCGCAACGCTGCACTGTTCCTCAAGCGCCTCGATGTAGTCGATCAGCGCCAGGTTGTGGAGCCTCATGTGCTCGATGATCTTCCGGTAATGACTCGGAAAGTCGTTCGTCGGCTCAATCACGATACACCTCCTTGCCGCTGCGCGTAGTCGAGCAGCAACAGCGCATCACAGTTATCAAGCGTCACGCGCACGCCAGCGGCAGCAAAGCGCCGTGCGGCCTCGTCACGCAGCGCACGCTTGCGCTCTGGTCCTTTCAGCGACGAACCGGCCAAGCCTTTCTGCCACGTCTGCGGACGCACCAGCACAGTGCGCACCTCAAGAGCCGCAAGGAGTCCAAGCCAGTACCCGAAGTTTTGCCCGAACTTAAACATCGCAGAGCCAGGCTGCGGCTTGCCGATAAAGCCGCCAACCTGCTCGATGTACGCCACCGGACGTTCAGCGCCGGCGATAGCGTCACGCAGCGCATCGAGCGGCGGAGTTGTCTTGGTCAAGTGGACAACGACGGCTGGCGATCCAGCAGGCTGGAACGCAAGCGCACCGTTAGCGCCAGGATCGATTGCAATGTAGCGCGTGCTCATCAAAACGGCACTCCTTCCGTGTCGTCCAAGCGCGCGACGTGCGCAACTTTTGGCTGTGTCGGAGGAGCCGCAAACGAAGCAGACGGAGCCGCGTCCTTTCGCTCTGCTTTGCCTCGGATGTACTTGCTGCCAGCGTTCTGGCCGTTCTTCACCTCGGAGATCCAGCCGCTCAATTTGTACTGCACACCGCCGATCATGATCTCGCCCTTATAGTCGGGTCGTTTTGGATTGTCGGCCTTGTCGTTTTTGAAAAGGCGAAACGTTAGTTCGTTGTCGAATTGGTTGTTCATGATTGGATTTCCTTGATGCGAATGCCGCCGACTGCTTTGCCGCCGAACCGAACGTCGGGATCGTGGTAAAGATAAATGGTCTGACCACGCCAAGTCTGCGTGTTCGCGCCGAACATACGAACAAGCGCGCGCCGATTAGCTGAGGTGCGCAGGACAAGCTGCTTGGCCTTGCCCTTGAACTTGAGCGCTGGAACGTTGCGTTCCTTGCGTCCCTTGTCGAAGGCAACCTCGTCATAGAGGAGCACGTCCTCGATCTCGGCTGGCACGTCACCGAGTCCGACCAAGTCTTCTGACGCGAGCCACGGCGAGGTACGCAGCATACCAGATAGGCCGGTGAAAACCTTCGGCTCCTGCTTCGGAGCAGGTGTGTCGTCGATGTTCATTGCTGGTCCTCCTTGGTCTTTGCGCGTTGCTTGAGCATCGCGTCGGCTAAAGCGTAAGCATCGGCGGCGTACTCGTGACAGGGAAACGCCCGTGATTCATCGGCCAGCATCCCCTCCAACGCCGCTGCCGCAAAGTAGTCGCGCAGGGTCATGCCGGGTGCTTGCGCGTAGTCCGAGAAAATCGGAAACGCCGGTCCGCCGTCGCTTGATGTGCTCATGCTGCACCTCCCTTTGTCAAACCCTCAAGCTGCGTCTCGTCACCGTAGACCCACTTCGGCAGGTCAATCGTATTCATCAGCCCAATGTCCTTGTCGTGGTAGTCAGGCCAGCGTCCAGTCTGTCTACACTCGTTCAGCTTCTCCTCCAGGTTGTGGATTTCTTCGTCGCCGTAATCAATCGCGGCCTCGTTTAGCTTCCACACATTCACGCGCGGGATCGGATCAACCTCAACAGCGACGAACCAGAACTCGAAGCGGACCGTCTCGTCGATGAACTGAGCGATCAGCCGACGGTACCATGCCGCCTGCCGGTGGTAGCCGCGTTGCAGAATCGTCTTTGAGAATGCCGACATCCTTGCGTCCTGCGTCGTCTTCACATCGATGACCTGCACGCGGTCGCCTCGGAAGTTCACGGCGTCCATGCGACCCTTGCCCCAAGCTGCGCCAGTTCGCGATGCGCCGAAGACCGACAACTCCTTGTGAGCACCATTCAGCAGGTGAGATACCGTCTCGTGAGCCAGCGCGTGCCGAACCGCACACTCCAGCGCGTCTGCCTCGTCGGCTGAAAAGATCGTCTTGTCGGCGTGCTGAACCATCCAGTCCTTGCACTCGCGAGCGCCGCCATGCCACGGCTTCTTGTCAGGACCGTACGTCTCAGGCTTAATGACGTACCGCGTCTGACCTTCCAGCAGCAACGAATGCAGCGCACGACCGAAGGACATCGCGGCAGTGTCCTGACGCTCAACGTACTTAAAGAGCGCAGGTGACTCAGCGAAGCGGTTAAGGTCTGACTGCGTCAGTCCAGGTGCCGATCTGTACCGATCATCGGTCATTCCAGCTACCGCACAGGTTGTGTGTGGTTGCCACGCGCTCGGTGTTGTCAGCGTAATCACAGTACACCGCCTTCCAGCGCCTCAGCTTGCGCAACTAGCTTTGCGGCCCGTTCGCGCAACTCCTCAGCCGACCGCGTTGACAGATGTTCGATAGCCTCGGCTGGCGTTTCGCAGTATGTGCTTGCCAGATGTTCCTTGCCGACGGCGATGCCGACACCGAACAAGACTTTGCTGTCACCCCAGTATGCAACAGTGACCGAGTGATGACTCGCACCGGGAAAAGCGTTCTTGAGCTGACTCATGACCGGAGCGAGGAGAACGCGAACCTCGTCTGCGGTTGTTGTGTTGTTGTGTTCCATGACGGAGAGTTTGATGCGTGCTACTCGGTATGCGGCACGCTGACGCGCGGCTCGGATGAGCTGGTCACATCTCTCAGGCGTGAGAGTTTCAAAGAGTGTTCGACCTGCGTGCGCTTCGTCCATAGTGCGCCGTAAGAAATTCCCAGTTGAGCAGCCAGGCTGCGCGTAGTCTGCTTGGTCTCAATTGCCCTTTCGATTGCTGCGACCTCGTCTGCTGTCCAGACCCGCTGCATTGTGCTGTTCGCTTTGTGGTGCTTGACCTTGGCCTTTCGCTCTTGTCGTGCCTGCTTCGTTTGATCTGCGGCAAGCCGACTCTGAGCTGCTTGATCGCGCTCCCATTTGTTGAATGCCTTTTCGAGAAAGCGAATGCAGCTCGTTGCCTCCTGACCTGTGACGTGAAGTGACATGAATTGGATCTCCTAAAAGATAGTAGCGACGAATGCGCCGACGACGGTACTCGCGATATACGAGCAGAAGCACGACAACTGAACCGGCGAGACTCAGCCCGCCGAGGATCGTGGCGCAGATCGTCAGCGCATTCACCGAGGCGTGTCGAGCATCAGACGTACCGCCTCGCGGACAACGTCGGATAGACTCAGTTGGCGCTGGACTGCAATGTCGCGCAGCGCGGTGACTTGCTCAGTCGTGAGCACGACCGAGACCTTAGCTTTAGACGGGAGGTGCATTGCGTTCAATGATGCGGGAAAGAAGTTCAGATGGTTGCACGCCTTGCTTTGCAGCCTGCCAGCGCAGTCGCTCGACAAGGCGAGGAGACACGCGCCAAGGGATCATCACCTTGACGCCGACCGGCGACGGCTTACGTCCCGGCTTCGCGGGCGTTCGGCTCATTGCATGGCCCTCCGAACTCGCGCTGCGTATGCCTTAGTCTGCGGCTTGCTAACACCGCGAGGCCCGCCGTTGTGTACGCGAGCCAATGTTTCGACGTCGCCAGCCGCCCAAGCCTTCGGCGCGTAGCGCTTGAGATAGGCAGTCACGACGCGGCGTGAGTATGCAAAGTCGTCTACGTTCTCGTAAGCACCAGCAACTCGGCTGTCCGCATGGTATCCACGCATAATCTGAAGCGGACCACGGCTGCGACCTTGGTCGCCAAGAATAAGACCGCCACGGCGACCGCTGCTTTCGACGACGTGCAGCGCACGCCAGAAGGATTCGGGAGGTGCTGCGTGGACTGTGGCCGCAAGCGCCAAGGTGAGGACTAGGAAGCGCATAATTATGCTGCTTTGACGACGAAACTGTAGCACTGACCCAGATGCCCGGTACCCTCTCCAATCCGCTCCAAGCCCAGTGCCTCGATGGCACAAACTGTGTCGTGCGCGTTTCGCTCGCTACGCCAAATCGTAATTTCAAGACGCGGTCCAGCAATGATCCCATCAGCGGCATAGGCTGAAATTTCTTCGGCTGATGGATCCCAAATTTCAACAGACGCAACAGCGTCAAGCGAAGCAGCATAGGCGCGAGCAGATTCAAGCGCGGCGGGAATAGTACTCGTTGTGATCATGTCGGGTTGGTTGTGTACCGACCACAATGCAGACCCAGCCCACCGACTCAAGCGGAAATTTGCGGAATTTATCAGCACGCGCAGACGTTGCGACACAGCAACGACTTACGCAGTTTTAATCCGACGTGACCGGATCCTTCTGCCGCTCGCCCGACTCAATCTCCAGGTCGCTTCGAACCTCCTCGGAACCGCTGGCGTCAGCCAAGAGGTATTCAACACTTGCCTGCCGGTAGACGTGACCGACAACGACAAAGCCGCAGCTCGGGTCAATGCGCGACCGCACCAGCTCGCCTAACTGGAACTGTGGCGGTTTATCCATGGAACAGATAATCGGTTCTGTGTTCCAGTTAGAGCGGACGATACCAGACGCGCCGCGCCAACTTTTTGTCCAGCTTCACGGCTCCGACAAACTTCTCGACGCGCTTTTTAGCCACCATCTCCGCGACGAGCGTGTAGGTGCGATCAAGGCTGACCTTTAGCTTGATCGCCAACTCCGGCACGGTAAGCCAGCCATCACCATCGGGTCGGCGCTCATTTTTTTGCAGCGCCTCTTTCAGCAGCGCGGCCCATTTGTCGTCAGTACTTCCTAATGCCTTCTGCCGCATAAAATGCTCCGTTGATTTTTTTGGCTTGGAAAAGCTGATACGTCCCGTCGTCAAACAGGACACCGTAGCACCAGGCGTTGTCGTGCCGCAGCTTCCCGACCATGTGCTGGTTGTACGCCATGTCGATCTTGCAGGTGCAGCCGATGCCGCGCGCCTCGGCTGGACCGTCAATTGATTCGACTGGCGCAGAGTCGGTGCTGTGAGTGTGGCCGAACAAGCAGTTACCGTACGCGATGCTGTGCCGTCGCGCTGCGCCGAGACCTGCGAAGTAACCGTGAACGACCCTCAGGTGTCCCAGACGGAGTACGCCAAATCGCGAGTCATACGGCAGCATCCGCGCCTTTGCCTGCGATACAACGCGCTCCGCTCGCTTGATGCCTTCGGTTGCGTAGTCGCGGACCAGACCTGCGGCGTTGTGGGAAAAGTGCCACAGCCGCTCGTCGTGGTTGCCTCGCAAGAAGTGATTCTCGCGTCCGCCGTCGAAGAACGCGCGGAGCCATTCGACGCCAGCTTCCCAGTCATCTTCGAGGCTGTGCGCTTTCTCATCGTCAGACGCTCCCTTGCGTAGGTTTCGGAAGTCCCAGTTGTCGCCGGCGTGGATGCGAACCTCGGGTCGGAAGTCACCTAGGAACGACTTGAGCGCCTTGAACGTTGCCTCGTCGTACTGGTCGCCGTGGTTGTCTGACGCGACGACGAAGCGGCGTCCCTTAGACATCCTCTGCCTGCGCTAAATCAGGCACGCTCACGCCATTGATGATCTTAACGCACGAAGGTTCTGTTTTTGCGATGTGGTATAGCTGCGACAAGAAGTTCACGTTCGGAGCCTTCAGCGCTGCGTTGCTTAGGTGATCGGTAAACGGAACGCCGCGAACGTTGAGTTGCGCAACCAGCGCTAGAGGATGCGCAGGAGCAGAGTCGGCCTGCGCCTTGTTCAGATAGAGCGCCAGATACGCCAGTGCGCTCTCGAGGTTGCGGTCCCACTCGACGTTGACTAGCCGCAGATAATCGCCAGACGCGCCGTTCGGGAGTGTGATGCTAAGTTTGAGTGCCATGACTTATGGGACGAGTCCGTGGTGCTGTAGTGCTGAGATGACTTCGTTGAGAGTTGTCGGAGTCGTACCATACCGAGTTGACAAAACCTTCGACGACTGGACGTAGATCTCGCCCGTTGCGTTATCGACGCGCATCTTCTGTGTCGTCGTGTTATCGTAGACGCGCAGATTGACGGCGTAGACATCGACTGCGGTCGTCTCGTTTGCCTCAAGCCCTCGGTACTGCGTGCCAGAGACAGTAATCGGCACCTTGACTTTGGTCGCCGTAATGCTGACGGCGTTCATCGTGACCGAACTTACGGTTCCGCCGGTAACTTGAACGCTGGTCGGCTCCTGTCCCGCCATCAATCCTGTTCCCTTCGAGGAATTGCCGGTTCCGTTTGCGTTGCCGAGTGCAACCCAAGAACTGGAAACACCAGCTCTATTCACCGCACGCAGACGAACATAGCCCGCACTCAGTAAGTTGTTATAGAGAAAGCATTCAGTCTCTCGGGTTTGGATGAAGCTAGTCGCTCCGTCGTTTGGAGTCCACGAGTAGTTAGTGGCGGAGTCTGAATCCGTCAGCGTTGCTTTTACTTCGTAGTACGCGAAGTCGCGCTCAGTGTTCGGATTCCAACCAACTCGCGTCCCAAAGAGAAACTCTTGAGTACCGGGAAAGTATGCAGGCTTAACACCGTTTCCGCTCAAGTTTCCGCCAGTCGGAGCAGCCGGAGCAGAAGGATTGCCAGACGTAAACGGCGAGAAAGCAGCAGTGACAATTGAACTCGCGATGTTGGTAAACGACCAAGCCTGAGAGGCAATGTCGTAGGCAACGCCAGGCGTGAGATCATCAATGACTGCCGAGATGTCAGACGAGTTGGCAAACTGACCAGCGATCTCGTATCCGGTTGCAGCTCCTTGCTTGCGGTAGAGCACATTCTGAATGCGTGCGCCGCTTGGCAGCGCCGGAACAGTGACCGTGACAAAGGCGCGAGCACCACCGTCGGAAGCGAGGTATATCGATTCGCTGATCTTGGTAAGCGCCGAAGGGTTGGACGGTGCCGTAGCATCGACCGCTCCCGACGTGACCACGACCGGCGTCGCGTTGACCGACGACGAAAACCCGGAGTAATTCTCCGAGTTGTCGATTGCGTTCACCCTGTAGTAGTACGTCGTGCCAAGATCGACCGTCGTATCGACAAAGCGATTGGCTCCGACCTCTGCGATCTTGTTCGTAGCAGTGGTCGCAGGCGTGGTGCCGGTCGTGTTGCGATAGACTCCGTATTCCGAGATGTCAGTCGCGGTCACTACTGCCCACGAAAGGGAGACCGCCCGACCCGTTCCGACAGCGGCACTTAGTCCGGTAGGTGCATTAGGTGCGGTTGTGTCACTAGGTGCAATCCTAGTGAGCGCGGTCGAAAGCGCAGAGTAAATGCCCGACGAGTTGACGCCACGGCAGACAAAGTCGTAGGAGATTCCCGGCGTGAGGTCATCGATCTCGAATGCCGACGCAGCGGCATTGTCGATCTGACCTTCCAGCTTGTAGCCATCAGCACCAGTTACGCGCGAAAGAATGTCCAGCGCGACACCACCGGATGGAACGGCAGGAACGGTGATGACAATCGCAGCGAGGATCGTTCCGTCCGAAGCCTCGTAGGTCCGGTTGCTCTTGTAGGTCGGAGCGCTCGGCGTGCTTGGCGGCGTCAGGTCAGGCGATGCCGTAATTCCGAGCGGCTGTGCGGCAGCGCGATTTGAGAATCCTGAGACGTTTTCCAGACGGTCAAATGCGTTGACCCAGTAATAGTACGTTGTGCCGATTGCGACCTCGGCATCGAAGAATCGCGAGCTGCGCGTCTCGGCAATCTTGTCTGCGACCGTGCTCGCTGGTGTCACGCCGGTGGTGTTGCGATACACGCCGTATTCGCTTAGGTCAGCAGCCGTTACGTCATCCCAATCAAGCGACACCGCTTTACCCGTGCCAATGTTAGCAGTGAGGCTGGTTGGAATCGACGGCGCGACCGTGTCCTTTTGCACCGTGACCACGCCAGAAACGTAGCTAGACGAAACCTTGAAGTACGACTCGCCGTAAATGCGCACATTGTACGCGGTCCCGATGCGCACGTCGGAGCTGATGTATTCTAGCGTCTGATCTCCCGGCACTCTGCCCCAGGTCAAGTACGTCGTCGCCGTCGTCTCTTTGTACTCAATGCCGACAAATCCGCCCGACTGCACGAACTCCTCGGACGGAGGAGACCACGACACCTTGATTCGCGGCAGTGCGGTTCCGTCAGCTTGGTACTGTTGCGTAGTTCCATCCGCAACCAGAGTCAAAGAGGTCGGAGCAGTTACGGAGAACGGATTGGGAAGCGTCGTGTTCGGCGCGTCGGCAACGGCAATCTCATCCGAGACGGTCCACGAGTAGACGGTCGAATCGATCTCGCGGAGCATCATGTCAACTGCCAGAATCGGAGGCGTTCCATCAGTGACAAACTTCCACTCCATGACCTCAAAGACCTTGTTAGTCCAGCCGAGCTTGGCATTCGAGATCATCACCGTTTCGCCAGCGCGAATCTGCGTAGCTTCCAAGCGGAAGCGCGCATTCAGCACTATCTCCTGACGCGCACGTCGTAATTCGATGACAGCGAGACGCTGCGCGCACGACGGCGAAACGGTCATCGGCAGCGACACGTCGCGCGTGTACTTGATCGAGTTGTCCTGCGTGACGTAAGTGGCCGACGTGATGACCGGAAAGTCGGACGGCTGCCACTGATTCTCCTCGGAGATATAGACGCCCTTGACGGTGTTGACGCGATCACGAGCGCTTGTGCGTGTCGTGACTGAGATCGGCCCGACAAAGTGCTTTTCAGAAAGCGTGATGGTCGGCACTTGGTAAGTGCCAGCATAGATCACCATCTTGCCCGACGAGTAAGCAGTCAGGCCAGCCATAGCAGACAAGAGCTTCGCAATTGCGGCGCTCGGAGTCTCGCTGGTTGAGATGGTTCCGTTCGTCTCGTAGCGGTTCTCGTAAGTAGTCGGTGACAACGGCAGGATCTGCACCTGCTCGTCGCAGACATTAGCAGCGACAGTGCAAGACGTATCATCGATCTCGCTCGTCGTCATCGCCATACCCAGTGACGACGTAAGGTAATCACGCAGACACAGCGCCGAGTTTGTTGAGTACGCCGTGGTCGCCGTGCGTGGATCGTAGACCTTCTTACCCTTAACGATGACGCTGATGTTAGGAATGCCGCCGATGTAAACCTCAGTGTTCCACTTCAGCCGCACATACATACACGCAATGCCGGTCAGCTTGTGATCGCTGGTCCATTTGCCGTCTGTGAGACTAGCCGTGTCAGTGACTAGAGTTGAAAAGGCAGTCTGACCAGAGGCGCCTAGCTTCTTGTAAATGTTGGCGTATCCGGCGTATTTGCCTGTTGCGCTGCCATCGCTTGCGCCACTCAGAACCAAGTCTTCATTGAAGTAGACATCACCCAGTTCCTCGACTTCATGACCGGCAACTGCCATGACAACGTGCAGATACTCATTCTTTGCGCCAGTCGTCGATAGGTAGACAATAGCTCCCGAAACCTTGCAGCGACCGTAGATGATCTGACGTGCAGCAATAGGAGAGCGCACCATTTGCCCACGCGATCCCAAAGAATCGGCAAGGCTTGGCATCTTCGGCGTCAACAGTTTTGATGCCGCCATTGAAATGGCGACGACTGCGACGTATTTAACAATCGCTGTGGTGATTGCCAAAGTAGTGCCAGCAACAACTACGGCAGTCCCGCCGCCGATGGCAGCGGACGTAGGCAAAAAAGTAGTGAGTAGCCAGGTTGCGATTGCCTCAGCCATAGGTCAAAAGCGCCAGCACGGCGCGTTGATTTGAAAGTCAAACGGTGCGAAAATTAAGCCGTCGCGAGAAACAAAGGCGGCGACGTTGCCGAGAGAAATGCCGATGCTTTCCCCTCTACCCATGTCAGCGACGACCAAATCGCCACGCTGAATTGAGCGCGACGGTATTGACTTGATGCCGATCTGTTCGCCTCTGGTTTTGATTAGTCCTCGCACTCCACCGCATTGACTCAGAACGCGAGCGGCTGCTAGTGCGCTGCCGTATCTACCTCGCAGATCAGCCGCCAGGTCTTTTGAGGTCGCGCGCAAAACCCAATCAGCACCGAACAAGCAGCAATCGTTCGTACCCCAGCTAAACGGAACGTGGCGTCTTTGCTCGATGAATTGAGCAAGCAGGATAGGCCAGTTGTCCGCTTTCATTCTTACATTACCGGCAGACCATCTCGACCGTTGTCATCATTCCAGTCGGTCTGGTTAGTTGGATTCTGAGCACCCCAATAGATCGTCTTTTCCTGAATCGCGTTGACGTACTCAAGACCCTTGTCGGTAGGGTCGATGGTCTGCTGTTCTTCGTCTGTGTATCGCGATTCTTTCACGCGCAGCAAATCAACCAAGCGAGCCTCAGCGCTCATGGTGATTTGAGCGGTGGTGCCATCATCCGAGATTGCCATCACGTCCATGCGACCGACAAAGACAGTGACCGGAGAAGCAATCAGCCCAGCGGTAGGGGACAGCGCGCCAAGCTGGACGGAGCAGCTACGGCCTTGATAGTTCTCGTTTAGCGCCAGCGAGATGAAGGCAGTAGGAATGCCTGAAAGCTGAAACATAAGGCCACGCGCCGACAAGTCTGTCGTCTCCTCAACTGGCGCAATCGTTCCGAGATCTCCGGTTCCGAGATAGCCTTTGCCTGCGTAGGTCAGTGTGCCGTATCCAGTCCACAAGTAGACTGGAGTGGTGAAGTCCATATCGACCAGTAGCACAGGCGAAAGCTGTGCGGTCGTGACCTCCGACACCATGCCGGCGGTCATTGTGCGTCCTGCGGCGGTGATGCTCATTGCGGCAACTCCTCAACGATTGAAAAGGCGACGCCGTAAATTCCAGCCAACTCAATCGACCATTCGGTCTGGTTGCTCGCTAGTCGAAACAATCCCTTGGCATTAGAGTAAACGATTGATGTTCCGGCTGCGTAGCTTGAGCGGAGAACAGGAAACAAATCGACGGAGCTACTGGAGTTTACTTGAATGACCTTGTAAAGCGACGTGCCGATCTGCAACCAGTCGCCCAGCGCGAAGGTACCAGTTGCTCCAGAGATGCCGAGCGTCGTGCTGTTGGCGGTCGCGCTGGCGACGGTCAATGTTCCTGTTACCGTGCCACGTCGGGTCGGGTTTGCGTAGTCTTGAAAGTAGAACGTGCCGCGCTGCGCAGCGAGCAGGAAGGCAATCACAGCTTCTGCATCAGCGCGCACCATTGGGGGACACTCAACCGATCCAATCCAAGCCTGCCCAGGCCAATTGTACTGCTGCTGCTGGAACGTGAATGGCGAGACGTTTCGCGACGTTGCGGACGTTCCGGTGAAACTGATCTTCGACGCACGAAACGGCGAAGGTGGCGTTAGTGGATAGGAGATAGCCATGACTTACGCAAAGGCTGCACGATACGAACCACCGCGACGAACCATATCGGGAATCTCGGCACGCAGCCGCTTGCGCTCGTTCTCAAGGATCGGCTGCAACTCAGCGCGCGAGACGCCAGACTGGATGTTATAGGAGATGTTGACGGTTGGACCTCCGATGCCGCCTCCCATTTGACCCATCCGATCGTTAGGAATCACTGTTCCGCTTGTGCCGGGAATAAAGAGTTCTGGTCCGGCTTCCCCAACTATGTGAGGCATACCCGCACGCGCTGGACCGCCTTTTTCAAGGAACGTAAAGGCTCCCTTGATGATGTCACTAATTCCACCAGCCAGCGGTGCAGTGATGACGTTGCGAAAGACAAGACGAATTAAGTCCTGTGCCAAGTTGCGCAAGACGTCGCTCAGTTTCTGGCCTGACAAGATGGCGTCCTCAAAACCTTGCGAGATCATTTCTCCAGCATCCTTCGCGATGCGCTCCAGATCAGTCTCTAGCTTCTTACGCTGACCAAGCAACCTGACGTACTCCTGCGAGTCCTTCGTCATTTTCTCCATCAGCGCAATGTCGCGCGGCGTAGCGTTGAGAATGTCGATGCCCTCGGTTCCTTCCGGTAGCAGCCTTTTAATCTCGATCATGCTACGCATTCTCTCGCCCAACTTGCGCGTGATGACTGCCTGTTGCTCGGCTTCAGTCATCAACGACATATTGTAATCTTCCTCTGCGGCAGCGGCTGCTCCTAGAGCCTCATCCATCTCTCGGAATGCATTTCTCGCAATTGTCGCCCTATCAAACTGCTTCTCGGCAATCTTGACCTGTCGCTCCGCATTCTGCACTGCGTCTACCGACTTGTTGCTTTCCGCAATTTCTCGATTGATTTTTGCAATTTCATCACCAAGACGAGCAAATTGGACTGATGCACTATCATCAATGCCAGAGATACTTTCAAAGACAGCCTTAGCGCGCTTCTTGATCTCGTCTAGCTGATCAGCCACACGCTTAAATCGAATTTCTGAAGCCTTTGCTGCAACATCTCCACTGGTAAACGCACGAGTGAAAAACGATGCTACCGATGCAACGGTTCTCTGTAGCGCCATTGCAGCTTCATCGGCAAGATTAGTGGCGACAGTAAGTCCATCCACTTCCTGCGCGCTCAAGCCCAGCCTCTTTGCATTCTTCTCCGCGTCCTCAAGGGTTTGATTCAGCTTCGAGCCGACCATCAAGAGTGCGCCAAATCCGAACGCTCCCTTGATCGAGGTTCCAACCAGCTTCGCGGTGGACTGAAGTTTGTTCAGCGAGTTCTGAACGCTGGCAAACGCAGCGCGAGTGGAGTCAATCGCGCGAATTGTGAATGAGGCTTCAGCCATGTTTCTTTGTCACTTGCTGTTGGTAGTGCAGATACGCAAGCCAGCCTTTCAGCTCATCTGCCGGCATGGCGAGAACCTCGTGCGCAAACTTGCCGAGCTTTTCCGCAAGAGCATAGACGGCGAGGAGATCGGCAGCCTCGCCGCCGTGCGTTAGTTTTTTAGGTCATCAACTGACGGAGCAGCCTCCGACAGGATGAAGTTGGCGGCACGCGCGATCAAGTTTGAGTCTGCCTTGTGAAGCAGCGTCATCTTGTGATCAGCGTTGAACAGCTTGTTGCCGTCTTTGTCGGTCGCCTTGAGAATCAAGACATCGACAAGCAGTTCCATGTCGCTTTCCTTGGCCTTGCGGTAGAGTCGATTCTTCTCAGCCAGCGTGACTGGCGTGGAATAGATCGTCAGCTTCCACTCGGGAATCTCGATAGAGCGAGTCCCAAGCGCAGCAAAGTGTTCGCGTACTAGGTCAATAGCATCCATTAGACAGTAACGGAGCTGAGAGCACCGTTCCCTTCAATAGAAATCGAGCCTTCGACCATGCCGTCAAACGCAGCGCTGATGTCGAACTTCGTGACGATGCCACCGCCGGTGTAGTAGGTGTCGCCAGAGTCAGCGCCTTCAGGATACAAGTTGACGGTCACCGACGAGCCGATGGTGAGAGCGATCTGGCCGGCATCTGTCTCGTCCCAGTAGAGGTCGCCTGAAACCGACCAGGTCTTCATGGTCGCCTTGCGCGTGCGATAGATGTCTCCCAGAGTTGAGTCCTCTACGACATCTGAGGAATGTGCCAAACTGTAGTTCCGCAGTTCGCCGATGGTGGTTGAGCTGATCTTGACGGTGCCTTCGCGGCCCAGGTGGTTAGCCATTTTAGTCGGTGGTTAAGTAGATGCAGTTAAAAGTGTGACGCGCGACACCCCAGCGCTTGTCCTCGTCGTCCTCTATCACATATTGCACTGCCGTTAAATGGAGGTCGTCGCAAACGCCGCCGAGCGTAACATCCTCAAGGACAGCAGCCTCGACCGCAGCCGATCCGGTGTCGAACAAGTCATCAATGAATGTCACGCCGGTCTGTGCCGTGAAGTAGTCCACATTAACCGTCAACTGCCGATACTGAACGCGATTGCTTGGCGCTAGCGAGCGCACGTCGATTTGTTCCTCGACCGCATAGACGGCAGCAGACGGAAACGAAACAGACGCGATGGTGTTATTTCGGCCTTTGAGAAGATTTGCGGTCGGCACAACTGCGGCTCCAGCCGTCAGCTTTGCTCCGATTGCGTTTCGGATCTGCGTTCTTGTGCTCATAATTAGATGATGGGAGATCCGCCTTTGACGCGGACGAATCCAAGATTCACAGCCTTGCCGGCAAGCACGCGCTCAAGTTTGCGCTCGGTGATGTAGATGCGCGATTGCAGCGCGCTTCTCACTCGCTTCTGATAAAAAGGCAGCTTGATGTTGTAGTTGATCGCGGTGATGAATGGATTCGGACCAAAGTTGTAGCGCGCGGTGCCAGATGCGCCGCTCTTTGCGTACTTGATCGGCTTGAGCTTTTCCGCCCAGCGCGGATACTTTGCGCCGCTAGCCTTTGCTGCCGGGATCCATCCGTTGATGGTCCAGCCGACGCGATTCCAAACGTCGCGTTGCAGCCTCTTGTAGTCGGTCGCGTAGCTGGCGAACTTGCGCTTGTACCGAATCTTTCCCCACTCGTCCCGACTGTCGCGATGGTACTTTGCCAGCTCCTCTGTAGAGCCAATCATCTTGAGACCGAAGAATCCGGTCAGATGTTGGTTTTGAAAAAGCTGTTGCAGTTTCTGCGTACTGCGCCTGCGAATGTAGCGCGAGATGGATCGATAAAAACCACCCGTGGTTTCGCGAGATTTGAAGTAATCAAAAGAGAGCGGGTTTGAAAGCTGCTTCATATCGAGCGTGACATCAGCTTGACCAGTCGCTCTATTAGGCGGAGGCGTAAACGCGATGATCGTTTTAAGAACGTAGCTTGCCTCCTGCTTGATCACCTTGCCGAAGTCTACTCTACCAGCCTTCGCCAATCGATAAAGCGCAACCTCTAGCTTGGCTGTCCTGACTTCGATTCCGATCATATGGACTTCCTAACCTCCATCTGCACGCCTGAGCCTTCAGCATCGAACTCCAGGTTCTCGATAAAGTAGGTTACGCCAGCGCGCACCACATTGGTCGTAAGCTGCGGAGCAGTCACAACCTGAGACGCCAAGAAGAACACCGTGTACCGGCCCTCGTCTCGGCGCTGGTCCTCGAAGGACTGGAAGACGTTTCGCGAGTTGGCCCATACGCCCGTGATGGTCACGCCGAAGATCGAGAACGTAATGCCGGCTTGGTCCTGAATGGCGCTGAAGTCGGCCTCCAGCAAAGCGGGATCGAAATCGCGGACAGTCATACCTATGCTCCAAATGTCACAACGACTGACTTTTCGGTGATAGTGTCATCCTGCGACGTGCCGGACGGGATGTGGTAGTACCGCTCGCGCACGGCATCGCAAATGATTGCGGGTGCGCTGTTGATCGTCATCACCTCGCGAGCGTCGCGTAGGATGCGGATTAGTTCGGGAATGTCGCGAGCGGTGATGAACAGAGACTCGGACCAGCCGCGCCAGACACAGTCCTCAACCTGCTTGCTATCAGCCAAGATCCGCATCGGCGCTTTGAACTGCGCGAAGGCGTACTGGCAGACCAGCGCTGGGTTGTATTGGATCGTCTGCGAGTAGCCAAACGGCGACACGATAGCCGTCTGCGGTCCCATGATTGCGTCGTCCATAGCCGACCGAGGATCGAGCTTATCAAAGACGATCCGACGATCCATGCCGGCGCACTCAGGAACAAGATCGTAAACGTAATCGGCCCACGATTTGCCGCTGGCTCGAAAGTCTGCGTATCGCTCCGGCCAGATCTGAAGGTTGATGCGTCGTCCTTTGGCGTTGTGTCGCGGCTCGACTGGCGCTGCGTAGCTGACCGCGTCAAAGAGTGAGTGGTACTGCGGAAGACACTCAATCAGAACCTCGACGCCTTCAGCCGCTAGGTGACGCGCAATAGGCAAGCAGCGCAGAACATCACCAAGCCGCTCGTGGTAAACTAGCACAATGGTTTTCATATGTCGCCCGCGATGACCCACGGTTGCTTGTCGAGAAACTTGAAGTAATCGCACAGACGCACATCGCCCTTGGTCTGTTGCAGCCGTCGCCAGCCATCGACAAGCCCATCGTACTGGTAGAAATCCTCTTTGAACTGCACCTGCTCCTCGGTGAAATAGGCATAATGGTCGAACACGAGACCCATCGCGCGCGTAGTCTCGCGCGGAACGTAGCTCGCCCAAGCGTTGAGCACCGGAGGCTCGTGACTGTTGAACCGCAGTCCCGGTGCCATCTTCCATGCGCGGAACCATTCGTAAGGCATGGAGCCGAATCCGTGCCGCGTGGTTACGACCTTGTTCGGCCCGACAAAGTAGAAACAGTCAAACTGCGCGAAGTCGCCAGGCTGCTTGTCCTGCAACATCTCATAGACTCGCTCTAACTGGTCAGCAGTCCAGAACTCGTCAGCGTCGATCTGCATCACCACGCCATCCGTCACGTCCTCCATCGCGGCGTTGACCATCGCGATCTTTCCGGCCCAAGGACCGAGCCGCCACGTTACGCGGACGCGCGGATCCTTGATGCTGTCGAGGTACTCAGTTGTTCCGTCGATAGACAGCCAGTTCTTGTGCCAGCGGTCCTGCACCTCAGCGCACCAGCTCGTGCATTCTTGCGGACGCGAGACGCCCTCCACAATGTGCCAGCGCCACGGAATCGTGAGCTGCTGAAAGATTGGCAACTGCTTATCGATGAACGGCTTCCCGTTCAAAACGATTGTGAAGATTGTCAGCATTTCGTGAGCCAAGACTGACCGATGACAGTATAGCGACCCAGCGTCTCAGCCACAGCGCGTCGCACGCCATCGTATCCGCTGAAGTCGTGACCGGCCAAGTATCCCCCAGGCTGCACCTTGTTGCGCCAATGCGTGATGTCAGCGCGGACATCCTCATACTGGTGCGATGCGTCGATGAAGACTGCGAACACCGACTTGTCGTCGAACAGCTTTGATGCCTCGGTCGATGGCAGCGGCAGGCAATGCACCGCGTGCAAGATCGGCTTAATGTTCTGTAGGAAGTGGCCGACCATTGAACCACCCACGAGCTGTGGATGGCCTGCGTGCTCGATGCTCCCTCTGAAAGTATCGACCGCGTAGAGCTGCAAATGCTTCTGACTCTTAAGCGCCTCCACGCCGAGGAACGCCATCGACCGACCACGCCACGAACCGACCTCAACGATGGCTGCACCGACTGGCGCTTCCTCGATAAACCGCGAGTAGATGTTCGCGTAATCGAACCAGTTCTCACCGAAGCGCGACTCGTGGAAAAAGTGGTTCATGGATTGCGCGCCTCGAACAGCTCCTTGCCGCGCTTGTAGCGCGCGTCCTGATTGTTGTGCGCGTAGGTTCGATCCATTTCGCCATGACCGAAGTGCGGATGCGCATGAACAAAAGTCACCTTGTCGCGTGCATCAATCACGATCTTGTCAGCCCAGGCGCGATGACTGAACTCGTTGTCCGAGAAAACCGACTCGTAGCCGGCGAATAACATATCGCCTTGAGCCTCCCAGCGCGCGCGCGACATAATCGCCATGCACATCAGCTCGTCCTTGCGATGACCGTCGTTGATCGCGATGGCGAGTTGCTCCTTCTTGAGATCGCGCAAAGCAACTAGTTCCAAGAGCTGCAAATCCCAGTGCAGCGGCGGCAACCAATCGTCGGAAAGCTGGATCAGTAGGTCGCCGCGCGCCTTGCGTGCGCCGAGGTTCCATGCCGCGACGCAGCTCTGTTCTTTGCTGGTAACGTGAACAAACTGTTGAGCCATTTCCATCGATACGCCGTCGTCGAGGTCCACACAGAAGATGTGCTCGACGTTGGCCGGATTTGCGGCGGCTTGCAGGAAGGCTTCGCGGCAGGCAACGGCTTTGCTGGATCGCCCGCGCGTGGCGTGAATGAGCGAGATCGTCGGCTCCTTGCCGGCGTGGAAGTGGTCTTGCAGGTTCTGCGCTCGCTCGGCGTGGCCTGCGTAGCGTGCCGCGCGTGCCGCTAGATCGATTCCGTACCAGCCATAGTGCTTTGCCTCGTGCGTCCATGGTCGATCCTCTAATGGCGGTTCTGGACGCTCTAGCGCGCGTTCGGCCCAGTAATAGGCGCGTTGGCGATCTTGCTTTTCAAAGTACAGCAGAATCAGCGCATTCAGCGCCTCGCGACACCACGGAAAGACGCCATGCGCTTGCAGACAATAGTTGATCGCCTCGCGCTGATTTCCGCAGACCCGTGCCACGTTCAGCAGCGCCTCATACTTAAACGAGTCTTGCAGGTTTGGCATCGAGATCGCCAGCTTGCCGAACTCCTCCGCAGCCTTGAAATTGCCTGAGCAGTAGTGCTCTTGGTGGATATAGAAGTACTGGGAGGCCGCATCCCGTACTGAGTTGCGCAGGATCCGCAGGTTGCGGTGTCGGTTCTCGCGCTTGACCTCCAGCGGCGCATGAATCCAGACAGGATCCTCAAGGTCGATGTGCTTGTCGCCGGCGAGCAGCAGCAGGTTCTCGTGGACATCATGGTGCCACTTGCGACCAGCCTCGAAGACCGAACGCCGGATCGCTCGCTCGCGGAACAGCTTCTTATTTGTTCCTCGAACGTCGTACATGAAACGCGCCATTGAGACATCCGAAGGCAGATCGGCCAATACCTCCTTGAGCCGGTCAGCGTTGTCTAGCAGGTCGTCGCAGTCGCACCAGATCAGCCAGTCTCCGGTGCCTTGGCGGAAGGCTTCGTTGCGTGCTTCACCGAAGGAGTCAACGTGCTCCCAATGCTCTGCGCCAGGCTGGTTCAGGTGCTCCCGGAACCGGAATGTCTTGCCGCGCGCCTCGCACCAGTCACGCGCGATGGACAAGGTCCGGTCTGGCTTGCGTGCGCCGATAGCTCGTACCAGCGACAATTCGTCGAACGCCGGACTGAATGAGTCCAGCATCCGCTCGATGTGGTGTTCTTCGTTCCCGCAGATGACGCAAAGCGATACGCGCATGGCGTAGCACGAACCGTCAAAAAAGAAAATCCCCTGCCAGCCGAAGCCAGCAGGGGAGAACACAACAACCCTACAACAAGAGATTAGGCGTACTGCGTCGCGACAAGCTGCGCCGCGTTGCTGTTCACAACCTTCTCCGCAACGTAGTGCGAAGCGCGGACGATGTCCGACTTGATCGACTCGTCACGGTAGGTGAATACGCCGGTCGGAGAACCGTACTCAGACCAGTTCAGCGTAAAGCCCGTGCCGCCGCCGAAGTAACCGGAGGAAGCATCGGTCACCGCACCGACCCAAATGTACGAGTTCGACCAGACGTTCGCGCTGGAGAAGGCCAAACCTTCCTTCGCGCTGTCATAGCTGGCGCGACCGATGAGAACCTCGGCAACGCCAAAGACCTCGGCAGCGGCCTGCTGCGAAGCATTGAGGATGGTGTCGGTCGAGAGGCCCGTGCCGCGGAGGCGGTTCTGGAACTTCGTCGAAGCCTTGATGCGCGTCCAGACCGGGTTGCTCATGACAACGCGAAGGTTGTCGCGGCTTTCGCCCAGCGCCAGGATGCGGTCGATGGCGGACTCAACATCCAGACCCACGTCGAACGTCGCCAGATTGGCGGTCGTGTACGCGGTGCCGGAGTTCGTCGAGGTGAACGTCGAGGCGTTGAAGATCTGCGCAGCGACGCGCAGCTCGTGAGCGAGGAGGAGCTTGCGCAAGCAGAGCTTGGCGGCAACGACTTCGGCGTCGAAGAAACGGCTCACGTCCAGCGCGACCGTATCGTCAACAGCTTCCTCATAGCCGTACTCCGCAGCGGTGTACGTCTCCTGCGTGAACGAGCGGGTGCCGCGCGCGTACGTCGAGTACGGCGTCCGGTTCTTCACGTCGCTCTTGAGGAGCTGGCCTTCCTTCAGCTTGAAGGACGGATACTGACCAGCGCGGAGAGGAACGTTGAGGATGGGCATCACGCGCGTGCCGATCAGGTTGGACTCCCAGTCCTTAGCCTGCTCGACAACGCCAGCGAGATCGCCACGGAAAATGGCAGCAGCGTTAGTATACATGGTAGGTGCTTATTAGAGGTTCTTCGCGATAAACTCGATGATCGCGCCATCGGTATCGGCGGTCGTGAGGCTCTTGCCGATCACCACGGTGCCGGTCGGACCAACCTGACCCGAAGCGCCAGCATAGATGGTATCGCCAACGGTCACCGGACCGCCAACGAGCGTACCCTTCTGGGTGCCGCCTTGGTTGAGGAACTTCACGGTGACATAGTCGCCGGAAGCCGCATCGATCTGAGCGATGCCGTCAACGCTGCCAGCCGTAGCCGACAGACCGACGCCACCGTTCGTGGAAATGACGACCGCGCGGAAAGCAGTGATCGCCGCATTGGCAAGGAAGGATCCCGTGCCGAAGTACTGAGTGCTCATGGTAGATTAGAGTTTGATGACTTCACCGGCCTGCACGCGCGAGCGGAAGGCGGCGTATTCGTTGGAGTGATTCTTCACGCAGAACGCGATGGCCGCGCTCTTGTCGCCCTTCAGCTCGGAAGCCTTAGCAGCAACCAGCTCCTCGAACTTCTGCGCAACCGGAGCGGTGGCGGCAGGAGCCTCGGAGGCAATGGGCTTCGTGACCGGAGCGCCAAAGGACTTGGCGAATTCCTTGACAGCAGCGAGACCAGCCGCCTCAGCAGCGAGCTTGATCTCGTCGTTACGAGCGGCGCAGGCCACCGCTTGATCCTGAGGTTTAGGCATCATCGACTCCAGCTTGGAGAGACGCTCGCCCATACCCATCATTGCACTTTCAATCATGGCAGCAATCGCCGCCTTAGCTTGGTCGTTCATGGGGAATTCTACTTCGATAGAGCCTTCCGGCTGTTCGACTTCTTGGAGCTTTTTCATAGAAAAAAGACCGTCGGCGTTCGCAGCAGGCTCACTCACCAGATCGCAAGAATAGATCTCGGAGCAGCGCTGAAGCACCGTCTTCTTGTCCGCAGCCATCTCGGTCGGACCGGAGAAGGCAATCGACATACCGAAGGTGTCGGGAATCTTGTCCGCAATCTCGAAGATGTAGGCGCGATGCGGTGTGTTTTGCAGGACGTGGAAGTTCGCGATCAGCTTATTGCCAGCAATGCGGAAATCGGTCAGGTAGCCGACGATATCAGCCGCGCCTCCGCCGTGATCCATCTTCACCTTCAGACCGCCACTATACGTCTCAGCCTGCGCCTTTACCTGCTCAAGCGTGGTCGCGTCAATATTCACGCCATGACCCAGAGCGCGACCCTCGGTGATGACGGCAACGTCGTGAATCACTCCAGCCGCCTCGTCGATCTGACCGACGAAACCGCGAGCGAAGTTCAGGAGAGGAGCTTCAGTCATCACAATTGGCGCAAGCGTAAAATCACGGTTCGTCATTCTCGCCGTTCTCAAGAGCCTTTAGCTTCTTGTGAATCCAGATCATCGAGAGGACCGATACTCCGAGCGACGCAGCTCCGGACAGAATCGCAAGGACGACCTGCACGTTTTGCAGACTCATAATAGTTCCGAGCCATGCGCCCAGGTTGGCGAACAGCAGTTTAGTTCCGGCGTGGTCGTTCATTTGCGCGTCGGTTGGTGCATCTGAGCAGTCATGCGTGAGCCGAACCACCATGCAACAGAGGTTCCGGCCAGCATCTGGAAAGACTGTAGCGCGTTCGCTTTCACCAGCGGATCATCGATAATCAAGACCGCGATGAACGCACCGACGACAAGAAAGGCAGTTAGAGCCGGTCTGGTTACTGCGCGAACATTAGCCGCCCACGGCGCGACCTTCTCAGTCATGTCCGAGGCAGATGCGGACTGAGACGCGGAGAAAGCAGACCAAGCAGCGACAGCCTCGGCGCTGGCAAACTGCTTATCCATCAAGTCTAACTGGAACTGATTATCTAGCTTCTTCTCACGCAGCCGCATCCAAGTGGTCAGCAGCGAGCCGACCATACCGAAAAGTCCACCGCTGCCAGCGTTAAAAAGTAGTTCCGTAAACCAGCTCACATAAAAGCGGCTGGCGTTAAACTAAATGCTCGCGGCTGTACGGAAAACTTCGTCAATCTGGTCTGACGTGAGCGAAAACGCAGCGCCAAAGGACTGAACGAGCGGATGCGTGCGTTTAATCTCGGCAGCGTATTCCCAAAGGATCTCGGCCTCGGCTTCCTGCTGTTCGTCCTCGATTGCTGCAATGACTGCCGAGACGTCGTTTGGCTTGATGTTGTGCAGACGACGCAGCGCGATGCGAAGTTGAGCAGGACCGACCGCATCTGGGACTGGACCAAGACTTGGCGGCTCTGGATTCTCAATGCGCCATGCCGCAAACTGCGCCTCGGTAAGCAGCAGCCAGCCTGATTCAACTGGGTATGGCGATACGCCATCCCACAGGATCGCGTTCACTTCTTTGTCGGGTGAGATCAGATAGTGTCTCATAGATAGGTAATCACAATCACTCGACCGTCGCCACCGGCACCGCCAGCTCCAGAATTTCGATTTGCTCCGTTAACTGAAGCGCCACCACCACCTCCGCCTGCTCCAATTCCACCCGCACCACCCGCCCCAGCATTTCCTGTTGCCGATGACCCACCACCACCTCCTCCAGTTCCACAAATTGATCGCGTTGGAGTTGCGCCATTGCTTCCGGCTGCACCACTACTGCCACCACTAGCACCACCGCCCGTAGTATACGAAGCGGTATTTCCACCAGAAGCGCCACCAAGGACTGCGTCGGCTGCATCAATAGTCCCTCCGCCACCACCTCCCGGTCCTCCAAAAATAGAACTTCCGCCGTTAATTGCAGCAAGAAAACCATTAGGATCGGACATTCCACCGCCACCACCCCCTCCGAATTCAGCATTACCAGGCGAAGCAGAATTTGGAGTGCCTTGACCACTTATTGCCGAACTTCCGGCACTTGCATTAAAAGTACCAGTTCTAGCAGTTGATCCTCCACCCCCTCCGGTTATTTGAATATTGGAGCCAACATTTCCTCTAGCTCCTCCACCTGCAAATACCCAATTTCCAAAACTGGAATTTCCACCCGCAATACCTAAACCACCATTTGTGGAGTCTGTGGTTGCAGCGGCTCCACCACTTCCACCGCTTCCAACTGTAACGGTTTCGTTTGAACCCAAAAGTGATGCATCAAAAATGGCTCTTGAATAAGCACCACCGCCACCACCTCCGCCACCAGTGCGCACAGTACCAGCCGCGCCCTTTCGCCCGCCTCCACCACCTCCGCCACCACCAATACAAATTACTTCAACCGCCTTCGCTCCGGTCGGCTTAGTCCACGTCGTGCTTGAGGTATAAACAGTGATCGAGACACCACCGCCACCACCTGACGCGGATAACGTGCCGAGTGAATAAGTCAGACCAGTTCCAATCGTAACCGACGAAAATCCGCCCGATCCATTACCAGCCAGAATCGCAGTTCCCGTTGTGGCTGGCGCAAAGTAAGTAGTCGATTGCGTTGCAGCAGTACCCAAACCAGTCACTTGACTGGTGCCGATCTGAATCGTGACGCTTGAAGCAGTTCTGAGACGGCCCTTTGCGTCTACGTTGAATTGGGCAACCTGCGTGGCGCTGCCGTAGGTTCCAGAGGCAACGGTCGTGTCTGAAAGCGCGAAGTATAGCGTGCCGCTGGTCGTAATCGGGCCACCCGTGACTGAGATGTCAGCCGAGCCTTGCGCCGTCACGGAAGTGACCGTGCCGCCTGCATCGAGCGCCGACAACGTGCCGCCGACGTACGACAAACCAGTTCCGACCGTTACGTCAGAGAAACCGCCTGACCCATTGCCGGCCAGAATCGCCGTGCCAGTCGTCGCC